TTGCCGATGTTTTGTTTGATGTACTTCAAACGGATGATCGTTGGAGCAAAGATACAACGGGCTACAATTTCTATTATGCCGTTGTCGCGTCTGTCTTTGATACAGGTGATGCCACATACACAATTGAGTTCAAGTTCACGCCAACAACTGGAAGCCAGTATTTTGTTATCTATGAAATTGATACAGTAGAGGTATTCACTTCATAATGTTGTTCTGGTCACGGATAATTTTAATTATAGGAAATATAACGCCGCACGGTGGATGGGATTTGTTATGCGCATACGCTTGACATGCGATATATCGCAAGAGCAAATTGATTGTGGATATGATTTAACCCTCATCACTATTCATTCACGGTTTGTTGAATGGCTTGTTGGATTAGGACTTCCAATAATTAGTTTCTCGATACATTGGGAAATAGTACAGGAAGGCGAGCAACATATGTTCGTCACGGCTGAACTTCATCAAGATTCACCAGTTCAAATTGATGGGGAGTTCTTTGATGAAATTCATCTGGGGAGTGATGGCGATGTCTGATTTTGACGCAAATGGCAAGTTTGCCAAAGGCAATAGGTTCTCCTTCGCGAACCGTCCAGAAGCCATCAATCCAAATGGACGACCAAAAGGGCGATCACTTCAAGATCATCTTCGCAAGTTGATTGAGCATGAAGTTACAGGCGAACAATTGTGTGATGCGTTGGTCAAGTCTGCAATTGACCGAGCATTGAAGGGTGACTTTAGATTCTGGCAAGAGATTATTCAACGCATTGATGGCAAAGTTCCGAATCGACTTGCTGATGCAGACGGTTCATCCCTTACATTTGTTCTTGATGAAGCAGTACAATCCATGAACGATGACAAGTCAGGATGACAACACCTATCGTCTTGAGGTTCTTCCCCAACAATTGAAGTTCCTTCGTTCGACCGCACGCGAGATACTCTATTCGGGCGCGTTCGGTGCTGGAAAGACGAGAGCAATTTGTTTGCGAGTTGCGATGCGAGCAAGCATCGAAGGTGCAAGAGAAGGGTTGTGTCGCAAGACAGTCGTGGCATTGAAGCGATCGACATTGAAAACATTGCTTGAACCTGATGGATTGCTTCCACCGATACTTCCAAAAGGTTCGTATGAATACAAAAAGATTGACGGTGAAATCAACATCCTCGGTGGTGGAACAATCATGCTGTTCGGTCTTGAAGATGCTGCTCGGATTGCTTCAATGAACTTGTCTGGTGTCGCTGTCGATGAATGTGTCGAACTGAACGAACAGGATTGGACGATGCTCCGTGGTCGAATCCGTTTGTCATTGCCGAATCTACCAAATCAATTATATGGTGCTTGCAATCCATCAACCCCACAACATTTCCTTGCACAACGATTCGGTCTTGCAGGTGGTCATGTCTGCGCCCCAAACTGCGAAGCAATCACAACGACAAGCCGTGACAATTGGTTTTTACCAGAAGATTATATTACTGACTTGGAAACGATGACAGGCGTTGCGCGGAAGCGATACGTTGAAGGATTGTGGGTTGGCAGCGAAGGGCTTGTTTTTGATCGGTGGGATGAATCCAAATATGTTTGTGATTCGTTGCCAGAATCGTTCGACCGTATTTTTGTGGGCTGTGATGAGGGGTACAATCATCCCAGCGTTCAACTTCTGTGTGGCTTGAAGGATGATATTTTCTACGTCATGGATGAATGGTGCGAACGCCACAAACTAGAACAACAAGTTGTCGAACACGCTCAATACTGGAAGCGGGAATATCCAGAGATTGAATGCTTCGTTGTCGATCCATCTGCTGCAAAACTTCGTGCAGCGATGAGGCATACGGGGCTTGATGTAACACCAGCCGACAATGCAGTATTCAGTGGCATTCAAAGCGTATCTGCAAGAATGTCGAATGACCCATCAGGAAAACCACGACTTCAAGTTCTTCGTCAATGTTCAAATTTGTTGCGTGAGTTCAGTTCCTACGAGTGGTCAAGCCGTCAAGACGGTACTCTCAAAGAACAGCCAGTGAAGTTGAATGACGATTGTATTGACTCGCTTCGTTATGCTATCACTTACCACGATGGACTAAAGACCACTCCATCAATTCGCTCGATTGATGCTTTTGATGAAAAGTACAAAATGAATCCACTTGACGATGAACGACTGTGGACGGAGATTTGAAAATGCTCGATAAGTTCCGCAAAGGCAAGAACGACAAAGACACAAATACAAAAGCAACTGATCGCCAAGCATATCTTGGTGCAAGCGTTCCTGCATGGGAAAAATTCAGCGCGGGCGTTCAACGAAATCGTGGATACACGGCATTGATGCAACGCTTTCATGGTTGGGTCTACGCTGCTGCGATGATAAACGCACGCGGAGTTGCAAGCCAGCCAATCAAGTTGTATTCTATGCAACCGCGAAATGGTATGAAATCCATCGTGAACACGAAAAAAGTGACTTCACAAAAAGCAGCATATTTGCGTGGAGAGCAGGAAACAAAGCCGTCTATCTTTGTGCAACGAAAAATGATGACGGGATGCGATGTGGTTCAAGTGCATGAACATCCAGTGTTGGAATTGCTTGACAATCCATCGCCTGAAATGGATGGATACACCTTGACCATGCAACGAATGTTGAATTTGCAATTGACCGGCAACGCATATCTTCATCCAATTATCTCTGAAACAATCGGAGTTCCGCTTGAATTGTGGAACATGCAAAGCGATTTGGTGACGGTAGTGCCAGACGGCAACATGGATTTGGTCAATTCATACACCTACGGCAAGCAACCAAACATGGTTGACTTTCGCAAAGATGAAGTATTGCATGAGAAGCAGCCGAACCCGTCCGACCCATTCTATGGAATGGGATGGGTGTCTGCTGCGATTGATGCGGTTGATTTGTTGAATAGCATGGATGACTACGAGCAAAATGTACTTGACAATCAAGCCCGACCAGATTGGGCAATCATGGTCAAAGAGCATTTGACTGATAATCAATACCAGCGATTAATGCAACAAGTCGAACGGCAACTTGGTGGCAAGAACAACAGAAGTCGCCCCTTCATTTTTGAGGGTGGCACTGATGGAAAACCCATGCAATTTTCACCGCAGGATTTGGCGTTTGATTCGGGCGAGGCGAGAAAGATTGAAGTCATCGCTGCGATTGCGGGAGTGCCAGTGACGAAGTTGAAAGCGAACGACCCGAACCTTGCAAATGCGAGGGAAGGCAATCTCGGTTGGCTTCGGGATACCATCGTTCCATACTTGACGCTTGATGAATCGTTTTTGAATCGACAATTGTTGCCGTTGTTTGGAATGTTTGCTGATACTCTTTTTCTTGCGTATGATGACCCAGTATCCGCAGACCGTTCTCAACAAGCGACAATTGATGCCAGCGACATTTCCGCAGGAATCCGAACACGCAATGAGGTGAGAGCAGATCGAGGACTTGAACCAATTTCTGAAGGCGGTGATGAATTGTTCGTGCCGATGGGTTCAGTTCCAATTGATGTTGCGATCGAGAATGCACGAAATCCGCAACCGATGTTTGGTCAGTTCAATTCAAGTTCACCAGACAAAGAAAAATCAGATGACAAAAGTGGTGAATTGGTTTCGGAACTTGAAAAACTGCAAAAGCGTGTTGCAGAACTGGAAACAACAAAAGACCAAGATTGCATGAGTGCAAAGATTCCTCAATTGATTGATGAAGGATATTCACAAGAGCAAGCAACGGCAATCGCGTACTCATACTGCTACGACAACAAAACAAAGGTCGAAGAAAAAAGCCACGATTGCGATTGTAAAAAAAAACATGATTCATTGAAAGAACTGTGGGATGAATCCCGTTCTCTGATTAGTCAAAAACGTGCGCCAATTGATATTGGGAATGAAGAGTGGCGTGAAACGATGGAGATTTATTCACCACCGATGGACGATTTTCGTGATGAGTTGGTCAAAGTATTCCGAAAAGAAGTTGAACGATTCCTAGATACTGCGGGTGGCATGGGTGAGTTCATTACGAGTGCGGAAGCCGAACAGAAAATCAGGGAAATGACCGACAAGTTTGTGAATGAAGTCATGCTCTTGTCTGGTCAAAATGAGTTGGACAGATTGGGAGTCGACTTGCAATTCAATCAACTCGACCCAGTTATTGCAAATACTTTGCAAAATTACAAAGACCAATTGACCGATACATTGATATTCGGAACAGGAAAAGAGATTGCCGGAAAAGTTGAAGCAGGGATGAGGCATGGAGCATCGACCGATGAAATTGCAAGGGATATTCTGTCGTTGGTTCAAGAAGAGCCAGATACAGGACGAATACCGATTGAAGCAAGGGCAGAAATGATTGCACGAACAGAAGTTGCACTCATCAACGAAATTGGCAGACTTGATGCGTGGAATCAATCTGGTGTTGTCACAGGAAAGCAATGGGTAGTTGCTGCTGGTGCTTGTGAATCATGTCAAGAAATGGGTAGGAAAAATTCACAACCAATTGGAATCAATGACACTTTTGCAGATTGGGACGAAAGAATTGGCAAAGTCAATGTGTGGACTCCAACAGGCGGTGGCTTGCAGACTCCACCATTGCATCCGAATTGCCGATGCACGATGATTGAAATACTAGATGACGAAGATATGAAAACAAGGTATGAATTATGAAAAAAAAAGAACATGACAGACTTGACTTAAAAGATTACACCGCGAACCTGAATGCTGATATTCCTGCAAGAACTTGTATCGCGTACATTTCCACCGATACGGTCGATGAAGAAGGCGAGTGTGTCTTGCCAGCAGGAATCCAAACAAACCGCTTCAAGTCCACAGGAACGGTTTTCTGGAATCATGATTACAATGACCCTGTTG